GATAATGCTTGTTTTGCATAATTCGCTTGGAACCTGCGTGAAGAGCATTGATTCCAGCTTCCTTAGCAGCATTCGTAAGTGAAAGACCGCTAAGATAATTCTTGTATAGCTGTCGTACTTTATCCGCTGTTTCTTCATCGATAACTGCGATGCCATTCTCGATACGATAGCCAAGTGGTATATGTCCCATCAAATCATCTCCTTAAAAGTAAGACCACACTTCATGACAAATCCGACTTCCTGTCTGGAATACACCAGAATGTGGTCTACAAATCTCTCAAATAAATCTTCGCTGTATACTTCCAGCATTGAACCACGTTCCGCAAAGTGGAGTAGGCGTTCAGCTTCAAAGAACCTAGAGCTGTCACCGCTCATGGTGGCGTTGATTACTTCGATGTCCTCCCTGTAGGTATTGGCCTGTGAAAGAAGGGCATTTGTTTCGCTGTTATACAAAACTTGGTCGATATAACCCTGAGCCATTAATCTGGTTAAGGTTTCTCGCTGTTCTGTATTCTGTTCCAAAAGGCGCTCTAGGTGCTGGATTCTGATGAGATTCTCATCGCCGGAATTGTTCTGAAGAGCAGCAGCATAAGGTTTCAAGACTAGCTTGTGGCTGTAGATTAGTTTGTTAAGGACAGTAATGAATGCCACCTTCAAATCATCGTCCCTGAGAAACATCATGGAGCACTTATCTTTATCTGCTAGATGGGTATTACAGCACCAAGCTACATATTTTCCGTAGGTGCTGGAGTGCATTCTTCTTCTAAAGGTATCGCCGCACTCGTTGCAAATGATTTTGCCGGAGAATGCATAGCGCTGTTGGTATTTTTGACTTTCACGCTTGATACCTTTTTCAGCAGCACGTTGTGATATCAGAAGCCCGGCAGCTTCAAAATCCTCTTTACTGATAATTGCTTCATGGTGGTCAGCTACGTAATACATATCAAGCTCACCTTTGTTTGTATGTCTGTTGAAGGAATCATCGGTATAGGTTTTCTGGAAAATAACATCGCCGGTATATTTCTCGTTAGCAAGAATGCCTCTGACACTGGTTGATGTCCATTTGCCACCACGTTTGGTAGGAACACCCTCATCATCAAGTTCTTTAGCAATGGCATCGGTTCCTTTACCGGAAAGAACATCAGCGAAGATGCGTTTTACAACTTCTGCCTGTTCAGGAACAATGCGAAGTGTACGTCCATCCCAGCGGTAACCGTAAGGCGCATAGCTGAGTTTGAAGGTTCCATTCTGGAATCGCTTCTTGATTGACCACTTGCTGTTTTCTGAAATAGAAGTGGATTCACCTTCGGCCATAGAGCTAAGGATTGTAAGGAACAATTCGCTTTCCATTGAGCCGGTGTTGATGTTTTCTTTTTCAAAGTAGATTGGAACATCCAGCTCCTGCAGTTTTCTTACAAGCTCCAAGCAGTCGGTTGTATTTCTTGAGAATCGACTGATGGACTTAGTGATGATAAAGTCTATCTTCTTTGTTGCACAATCCTGCATCAAGCGCATAAGCTCTGGACGTTTATCCTTCTTGGTGCCAGTGATACCTTCATCAAAATACAGACCGGCGAACAGCCAGTCATCACGAGAAGTAATGTAGCTTTCGTAGTGTGCCTTTTGTGTTTCTAAGCTTTCAAGCTGTGCATCATTGCTGGTAGAAACACGACAATAAGCCGCTACGCGAAGCTTCTGTCTTTTGCTTGTTACTTTCTGTACTTTATCGATTTTTGTAACCTTCTTCACGGTAGTTCACCTCCCTTCGTCAGTGTATATACATCACTCTAATAGCTGTATTTATCAAGTTATTTCCGGCATTATTTCTACATACATCGGGGAGAATGTTTGGCGGTTAAGAAGTGTTAATTTGTTGAATTCCAACAAGGAAATAAGTCCAGAATCCAGCATTGATTTTGCGACTTCCTGTGCTCTGAAATAATCGTAATCGCGCTGTAATTGAATATCGGTAATCGGAGCAGGCTCCAGTTTTAAGTGAGATGCAATGTCTGTGGTTTTAAGAACAGACTTGTTTTCAGTTTGATTCATAATATCCTCCAATCTGAAAGCTATGCCTTCACTTTCCCACTGGAGATAAGAAGCAATTTTGAGCGGAGAAAAGACAATAAAAAAATGCCCATCAGAGCACGAAACTCCAATGGGCATCCAATTACTTCAGTAATTCATTTACTTTGTTCTGTACAGCAGTGTAGTCATAGCCAGCAGCGGTAAGACGGTTCTTTCTATCCTGACCGTTACCCCATTTGCCAGCAATAACTTCCTTGGCAAGCTCTAATACAGTCTTCTTTGCAGTAGTATTCTTACCTGTATAAACCACAGTTCCATTTTCATCGAATACGCTATAGCCAGCATTATCATCAGCACACTTCTTAGCATTGCTTAATACCTTGAAGGCACCTTTCTGAGTCTTGTTATCAGACCAAGTCTTACGTACACGGTATAAAGTAGCTGTAGGTGTTTCAGGTGTAGTTGTCGTTCCGGCAAGCTGAGCTGTAACCTTTGTTGCTAAGTCGCCAAGTCTAGCATAAAGCCAGTTACCCGGACAGGACTTGTTGGCAAACCATCTATGCACAGTGATTACCATCTCATCAGACTTAGGATTGTAGTTAAGGGTCTTATCCTTATCACCAAGCCAGATAAGCTTCTTTTTACCATTACGTTTGCAGATATCAACGCAAAGCTTGATTAGAGCCTCATAAACTTTACTGTTCATAGCGTAAGGTTCAGTGGTGTCGCTGGCGCATTCAATAGTAATTGCTCTCTGGTCATTTGCATTGCTGGAAGAGCACCAAGAACGGTTCTTCTCTTCAACATACATACCGATTCTACCATCAGGGCCAATACCATACTGGCAGCTGGCCTGTCTTGAAGTAGGGTAGAAAATACTACCTAATGTTTCAATGCTGCACTGGCCAACAACACAGTGAGGTGTGATGCGGTCAATGGAATGTGTTCTCTGTCCGGAGTGGTTCGGACTAAGTTTGGTATAGGACACCAATGAGCTGTTTGTGTAAGCCATGTTTTATTCCTCCTTGCTTTCTGAGCGGTCGTGAAGCTGTTCTAATACGACCTTGATTTTTTCTGGTACTGGAAGTCCAAGATGAGCTGCATTTTCAAAAAGAGAAACGCCTTCATTAGAGATGTAGAAGAAAATGACTGCAGTGCGAAGAACACCGCCTGAGCCGATAACATTTACATCAAGAATGTGAGCGATTCCTACAAGTAAGAAAATCAGCACCTTGCGACAGATACCTTTGAAGCCAACTTCACTGGAAAGTGTTCTGTCATTGATTGCACACATGACACCAGTGAGATAGTCGATTACAACAAAGGCAATAAGTGCATAAAGCAGTCCGTCCCAGCCACCAAGAAAGTAGCCAAGCCAGCCGCCAATGCCTGTGAAGATGAGCTGGATTGTGTTCCAAAATTCCTTCATGTTTGAGTCCTCCATTTCTGTTGATTGATATGAAAAAAGCACCTCCGAAGAGATGCTTGATTCCAAATTGATTTATGCGGTTCGTTTCCACATATATACAACAAGGTAAGGTGGCATGTTGTTATGAGCAGAACCACTACCTTTCGCAGAAGTTAAATATGCCCATTCATTTCCTTCTGCAGTGTTTGTTTGGTTTATCCACCACATTTCCATAGTGGATGTTTGACCGGTATCTTTAAGAGCTTGGCTAGCAGTAACGCCTTTACCAAATACACCAATAAAGTCAGATTTCATTTCACCGTTATTTGTCATGTTGTTAAAAAATGGCGTATCGTGTGCATGGCTGGGCATTTCAGCAACCGATAATTTATGAGTTGCTGCACCACCAGTTGCTCCTGACGAGTAAGTTGAACCAGCACCCAATAAAAATCTGTCTTTTAATTGTGTCCACGAACCACCGAACAACGTGGATGGGCTAGTCGAATTCACACTTAGATAGATGCTGCCAATAGGATAGATATAGTCGATTAGCTTCTTTCCGTGCACTTCAAGTTCCCATGAATCCGCGATTTCAAGAGTTTTGTCTTTTTCTGACACTTTACCAATTGCGATCCCTTTTCCACCAGCTTTGAAGTCCATCAATACAGTTGCGGTTGAGACCATATCAAGAATTGTTACAGTGGTGAAAGCATCGGTAATGGTGTACTTGACATCATAGGAGCTTTCTGTTGAAATTGCACCGCCACCAAAGGTGAATGCAGTTCCTGAAGAAAAGCTCTTATTAGCATTTGTCCACGAACTTGCCGAGGATTTTTTATAATATGTTGCACAAGTTACAGTGTTCTTACCGCTGCATGAAGCGTAGCTGTAAGAAATAAGACCACGGATATATGTACCATCGTCATTCACAACACCAGCACTGGTGGCTCTCTGCGAAAGATAGCTTGTAAAAGATGGAGCAGAGTAAGCAATAACACTTATGCGGACGGTTTTTGCATCAGAAACTCGACCTCTGGAATCCGTAACTTTAGCAGTGAAAGTAATGGTTCCTGAAGAAGTAAGGAATCCGGTTGTAAAGCTGGATGCTGTACTTGAATATCCGCCACCTGAAATAGAGTAGGAAGATATCGTAGAACCATAAGCACCAGCTGCGCCATTGATTTTAACGGTTGCTTTTGATTTGTTTTGAACATAGATGGCCCATGCTGCAGGAACATCACCATCAACACGTGTGGCAGTAACACTTGTCATTGTGGGCTTTACCGAAGTTGGTACTGTCAAGGTCAGCGTACAAGTTTTGGAGCCAATTTTCGTTGAGCCATTATAAGTATCACAAGTGATGGTGCAAGTTCCGGATACAGCATTTGGTATCTGATTTGCAAGTGTAAGAGCAGGAGTCCACGATACGGATGTTGAAGTTGTCTTGGAAACGATAGTTCCTGTGGTGCTTCCAAAGGAATATGTCAAAGTATGCGTAAACGAAGAGGATGCTCTTGTAATCGTAATCGTAGATGCTGAACCCATATTTGCATTGGTTGCGGATACGGTTGATGCTCGTGGAATCGTATCAAGGGTATGTGTACCACTGGCAGTAACGCTGACTGCGTAAGTGTAAACACCTGCTTCAATACTCAAACTAAAAGACTTTGTTCCGTCTGCGTTATGTGTGATTTTAGTTGTACCTGATGCTACAGACGTACCATTGTATAACTGGATTCTTGTATCTGTTGAAGTTGAATAAACGGTTGTTCCGTTAATGACAGCCTTAAAGCCACCAGTCATAACCCAGCCGCTGGCAGAACCTGCACCAGTAATAGACCAAGATAATGTAGACTGATTGTTTTCTACACTTTGACTTGATAATGACCAAGATAATTTCACGGAACGACCGTGACTTTCGTTTGTTGTTATGCTTCCGCTTTTAGCCATGAATCATTCCTCCTTATGATGCAGGGTCTCGCCATTTGATGGAGAGATTGCCATTTGCTCTTGGAATAAAGTCAAACCAGCCTCTGGTCTCGTTTCCAAGAGATAACTTGTTTCGTATTTCTGCGTTGGTGATAACCAAGCTGTTATTTGAGATAAAAGCGATTTTCTGACCATTTTCCTTGAAAGCAAGCTCCTCATTGGATAGCTCGGCAGTGAAGGCATTTCCAACTCTGCCAAGCTCAATTAGGGCACCCTTGAAACGGATGTATTCTTCCAATAGCTGTTGGTTGTAAGCTACGTTTCCTTTTATCTCATCAGTGATAGCAGTAAAGTCCATACGGATTTCGCTGCTGTTTTGAGTAATGCTAGACTGGAAATCTTTCTGAATGGTTTCTAACTGAGTCTTTTCAATGTAGGTATCATGAACGGTACTGGTAATTTCATCTGCAGTTTTCGCAATTTCTGAGTAGCAGTCATGAACCTGAATTTTCAGGATTTCTACATCATCTAAAGCATCCTCATAAGCCACCACGCTTTGGAAGGTGTGCTGGCATGAAGTTAATAGCGCCATTCATTACACCTCCCATCAGTTAGAAACATCACACTGTAAAGTAAGTAAGCTATCGATATCAGCTGCAGAAAGATAGATAACTTTTCCGGTCTTAGTGAATGTTACTTCTTTACCGTCCTTATCCTGTGCATACCAAGTGTAAGTAAGGCTTTGCTTTTCTGTGGCATTGGCCCATGCGGAACCGCTGTATTTCATCAGTGTTACTGACTTAGCGCTATGGTCAATCTTGTACCAGAAATCTCCGGACTTCGGACTTGAAGGTGCAGTTTCACTGATAATGCCAAGAAGGGCATCTACTTCCTGCTGGTTTGTTCTGACAATGATGTATGGAACAAGACCACCAAGATTGTTCTTAACAGTGAATCCACCAATGGAAAGCATCTCTGATACGTAAGGGTCAGATTTATCTTCAACAGTGATAACGTCGACATAGTTCTTGCTCGAATAAGTCATCGTGCAACGGTAGGACTGAATGTTGATAATGTCTGCACCAGAGATTTCCAAGGTGGAACCTGTAGCACCGCTGATGTTTGTCCATGTACCATTTACATATTTAGCCCACTGATAAGTTGCACTTGTGATAGCTGTGGTTCCGCTATACGCAGAAGTTGCCAGCGTCAGCTTTCCAGACTGGTTCTGTACGATAGTTCCATTAGGTGCGTATACAGAGAAAACAACAGCAGATGTACCATTGCTTCCAGCTTTGGATTTTGTCCAAGTAAATACCTTAGTGGCTGTTTTCCCTGAAATAGTAAATGTCAAAGTGATATTACCTGTAAGTACTGCAGTTCCACCAAGGTCAGAAGATGCAGCAACGGATAATTCAATCAAGCCTGCAGCAGAGGCAGTCGCAGCAGTATTTGTTTTAAGTGTGATACCTGTAGGCAAGGTTCCAACAGCACAAGTACAAGCTGTCTGTGTGATACCAACATATCCGGTAAACGGAATAGAGATAGTTGATGCAGCAGATGTTTTACCGGCTGATGTACAAGCGATAGACTGTGTTTCGTTTCCTAAAACAATAGAAATACCGCCGCTTCCTGCAGAGCCTGTAGCACCTTTATCGCCCTTGACACCATCATAAATCTTTGTGATGGTTACAGTATCAAATACATCAGAATCGCTTGTCACAAGCTTGATTTGAGCCACATTATCAACAAATACTGCATGTGTCGGCTTAACTACTAAAGTTCCGCCGGTGATGCTCGTGTTATCAGATGTAGTAGGATAATCGGCCCAGTTGCCAGAGCTGTTCTTGTACTGCCATTTGCTGATAGTCACACCCTGAACCTGCGCGGTAAGCGTGGCCTGCGAAGCACCAACTAAGGTCGAAGAGGTGTCATATTTGAATACATAGGTATCAGCAGTTACATAAGCAAGACGAGCGTTTGTTGCATTCTTCACCAAGGTATAAGTAATATCAGCAGAGATATTGACTGTATTCTTGGTTTCAGAATCGTAGTAGCTGATGTAGCAGATGTAAGTAATCATGCCGGAATTAGAAGCAGCTAGCTTGTTTGTATTAACTGTAAGAACACCTTTGTTGACAGATTCTCCAGATGTAAGTGATGTCTCAGCAGCAACGCCATCTTTACGCTTCCATGAGATTGTTACACCGGTAGCGGTCAAAGAAATGTTGGTCTGGTCAAGAAAGATAACTGGAGTCAATACAAGATTAGTCGTGGCCCAGCTAGGTGCATATTCATGTGGCAGTGTATTCGGGTCTTCACTCTGCGTCTTAGGAAGATTTGAAGTAATATATGCCGACAGTTTTCTTTGGTCAGTAATATCCACAAAGGTCTGCTGGCTGGATGTCAAAATTGTAGCCATGAAATAACCTCCTATAAAATGATTTCACAATAGAAGGAAGCATTATCCTGAACATCCTCTGTTGTGATTATGATTGTTTTTATGCCGCGATGAGCTTTATCCCACTCAGCGTCAGCAGCCTCATCAGAGGACTTTCTATGCCAGATGAAGCTTTCTGCATCAAGGGAATCAGTGATGTCTTTGTCCCAAGAGAACACCTTGCAGTGCATTTGGCTTTTCTGGCCTTTATCCTTGAAAATGCTGACACCATCAACCACAAGCTCTGTGTGATACATTTTCTGTGAATTGATGGTATCGACTTTTCCGGATATAGATTCTATTTTTGAAGTCTGCCCAAGAATGTCATCTTCAAGGGCAGCGATATTCTTATTCTGTTTTGCAGAAGCAGCAGTAAGAGTTACACCGCATGCTCCAATAGTGATTGTGTTACCAGCAGGATTTAAGTAATCTCTGGTTCGACTGACACAAAGATAAGTGCCATGAATTCCATGTGGCTTTGATATGCATTCCACATACATACGAGCACGAATATCACCAATATCAGCACCGGTATCTGATTCATCCACGATGGTAAGTTCTATGCTGGTGATACCTTTAACCAAATCTGATAATCTGGATTTTGCTTTTTTAAGCAGATTTCCGGGAAGCGTTACATCATCCCAGATTTCAGAAGTCCAAATCCAGCCGATTTCTTTGATTGCTGTTTCATCACAAACGTAGTTCTTACCATCGTTGACAGAGGTGATATCGATACGTTCATCTGTTTCTGTCTCGGTTCCTTCTTCGTCAGTTTCTTTCTTTTTCGCACCAAGAGGGATAAGCGCAGTCACACGCTCGGTATGGTCTTTTGTAATTTTGACATTCAAAAGATTTTTACCGAATTCAACGGTCTGCACTGATTTGGTAGTGAAGTCTTCAAGGTAATCCAGATACTTACCGGTTGATGTATAGCGAACCTGAAGATAACCTCCATGCGTATTTATCAGCTTATTTTTGATAGCGTCCATCGTGCAGGAATACTCTGAATTGCTATAGGAAATATAATCGTTATCATCTTTGACCGTTACATTTCCAAGGATGAAGCGTTTCTGTTCTTCTACATTTTTGTTGTGGGTAGAAATGAAGTATTCCAGCAATCCTTTGAGCGTTCCTTTATATGAAAAAGGTGGCTGGATTGTATCTTTTAGATAAGCAAGGCAGGATTCACAAGTCCAAGAGTGGGTGTTGTAAAAATCGCTGCCATCATCTAGGGCGCGTCCTTCGAATACAACATCATTTCCTTTCTTGCAGACAATTAAAGAGGCCATTGGTTTAATAGAAGTCAGGTAGGGATGGTTAAACGGAGCGGATAGCTTTAGGCTATCGATGTTTTCTGCATCCTCTTGAATCTGGGCCTCAGTGATAGCAAGCTTTGAAAGATTCGGATGATAAAAAAGAGAACCATCCACATACACTTTGAATAAACTCATAGGCGGCCCTCCCTGTACCTGAAAGTAGTTGTTCCGGTGCTGGTCACTTTAACTGAGTTACTTCCGTAGGCAAGCTGCAGCTCAGGGATTTCCCAAGTGCCTGCGCTGACCGTTTTGGAAAATGAATCTGTGCCAATTCTCCATGCAAGGGTAGTTTCGGCAGTTGTAGTGATTGTAGGCACAACCGACATAAAATCATTTATTAGTGTAACGGTTTTAGTTCCGGTTACCTGAACAACGGTTTCATCAGCGTGATAACGATAAGCATCACCGTCGGTGCAGCTAAGAGTGAGCTGTCCT